TTACTTTTTAAGAAAGCTCTATAACTTGGTGAATCTAATGTAATACCAGATTGTGCCATTAATGCCCTGTTTTCAGATAACTCTTGATTAAACTTTTGTTTTCTAGCTAATTCTTTATCTTTTATTTCAAGTGCATAAGCATCTGCTTCTGCCTTAAATTGTCTTTGTTGCATAGCATATTGCATTTGTTGATATTGCAAAGATTGTTGTTGTGATCGCATAGACATCATAGTACCAGCACCTTGCACAAACAAACTAACTAAAGCTAATGGTGATAAACCAAACATTAATAATATACCTCCGTAGTAATACCAAGTACCCTCATAGGTAATGGTGCTGACTGTCTAATCTCCAGATTAGGTTCTGTACTATAACCTAAAGGATAAATTTCTTTTTTACCAGTAAAACTATCTAGGCCATCTGATGTGTTAATAGAAGCTGTAGTTAATACAACATCATTAGAATTTACAGTTACATTATAAGTAGAAGATAGTTCGAGTATTACCTTGGCAATTTTTCTTGGTAATCCAGTTAGCTGTCCTTTTGTTGCAGATGCATCTGGGCTAAATGTATCAACCTCTACAGTAAAGTCTAATCCAATATCTACAGCACTAGCTGGTGTATCAAATGACACAACACCACCACTACTAACAACACCATTCCCATAATAATGTACTGCACTTGCTTCATTACTACCAGAAGTTGCATAAACTGTTTTAGCTATATGTGTTGTTAAACCACTAAATACTTTGCTGGTTACAAACTGTAATGCTACTCCGTCTGATTGCGAGGATGCTGTATTAATAACAATAGTATACTCATTAGAGTTACCTGTAGCAGTTACAGAGTTAATTGTAAAAACTGTGCCACTACCAGCAAATTGGAATGTTTCACCAATACTAGGTGCATTAGTAAATCCATCTGCAATAAATGTTGTAGTAGAAGAGAAAGATCCATTTGTTAATGGACTACCATGTGGTTGATAGCTACCAGATATAGTTTTAGTTGTAGTGTAATCAGTAGGTAAATCAAAAGCATGATCTGCATATTGTTCTAAGCAATACTTAGTAGAACCATTAATAGTTCTATTAACAGATGTATATATATCAGTTGTAGTGCAACATACCGATTCATAATTACCATCTGTATTCCAAAGCATCCATCCAGCAATCTTCTCATTTCTTTGCGATAAAAATACTGCCATAGTACCATCATCATTAACTAAGAAATAAAACTGCTCCGTTCTATCTGGTACAGATGTAAGTTTTGCAGAATCTGTTGGGTTGCTAATTAAATGACTAGAAAGTAAAGATATACTATTAGAAGTGTATTCTTCTCCAGATTCACTATACAAATACTCACGAGCTACTTTGCCATTGTTTTGTATAAAGATTGTTGCATTATCAAACTGTCTAGGTTTTGCTTTGGCTTGTGAACCAAACATAGATTGATTTACAATACGTATATCTGTTGGTGTAACAGGTTGTGATACTGGTGGTCTTAAATAAAACTCACCTGTACTTGTAAGTATCTGTAAGTTCTTGCCAGATACTAAATGCCTAATTTCATTAATCTGGTCAGATGCTATTTGTATTTGTATTGATTCATCATCTTCGGCACTACCTACATCAAACTTAAAAAAGTTTCCAATATTACTTCCTTGTATACCATCTGGTAATCCACTTGTGCCACCAAAGTATAATCTTTGTTCATGGAAACAAACAGTCTGTGGGAATCCATTAACATCACATACAACTTGCTCATCCCATTTTTTAGTTGGTGGATGCCCACTAATCTTAACATTTACACCACCACCATCTACTGATTCTGTTGCTGTATCAGATGAACCAGCAGTGTATGTAAAATGATTATTGTCTGTAACTGTAATACTAAATGTGCCATTCAGATTAGCAGTTGCTAACCCATCACCATCTGTATCAAATATATCTTCTGCTCCACTTATAGTAATAGATGCACCTGTTGCAAACCCATGCTGTACCATAGTTACTTCGACTGTTCCAGATCCTTGTGTAGTTTTCAAAGGATCTTCATCTAGTTCTATAGATACATCACCTTTCAATGTTGCAGTAACAACAGTAGCACTTGTAAATCCGGTAATTAATAATTCTGTACCATGATAACGAATACGTTTACCTACGTAAGAACTAGTCCAATAATCAGCAGAAGTAGTACAAGTAACACCAGTTGTTCCTTTAGAAGTGTTGTTTATATCTAACGTAATAGCACTATCAGCAAACTTAAAATAGGGTTGAAATACTTTTTCACCATTAGTTGCTTCTTCAAATGCAAAGGCACTAACAGTAAATGTAGTAGCTCCAGTTCTTTTAATTATCTGTGGTGCAAATGAACTATGCACAACTATCATAGTATCACCAGTCTGTGTAACATCTAATTCAAATAATTGTGCAGTAGCCCATGCACAACTTGTAATAGTTTGCAAAAGAGTTCCGTTTGTAGAATATATCTTTAATACAGTATTTTGAAAAGCTAATATGTACTCTTGTCCAGCACTAAATACAAAAGATTCTAATCTTGATTCTGCACCTAAGTCTGCACGAAAAGCTGTACCACCCCTACGTTCAACACCACCTTGATTTATTGGGATAATGTTTCTAGCCTTCTTTAATGCAGAACCATAAGCAACAAGATCTGTTCGAGATATAAGATTAGGATCTAGTTCACCTCGTAAAAAACTTGCTTGATGTACTCTTTGCAAAGCCATATAAAACCTATGATGGAGATGTGGCAGTTATATCATTTAATGCTGAACGTGTACGTACATTCCTAAATCTATCGACATCCACTCTTCTAGTTGTTTGTGCTTGTGAATCTATGCTTTTAGCACTCTGTAATTGAGAACGTGCTTGTTGTGCATAGAGTACTGCTAACTGGTCATTTCTTGCTATTGCACCAGCAAATAAAGACGCTAGTTCAAAAACCAACGTCTTTATAAAGTAGGGAGGGAAAACACCTTCACTTGGTTGGAATGTGTAATCAGCTATGACAGTATCAGAGGAGGTTGTGTCTGTAAATATATTTTGACCATATCTGTCATATACTATGACTTGATCGCCAACTGTTACTGTATGTATGATAATTGCATCAGATGGCAAGGCATAAGAAGATTCATATCTTGCATCTGGATTGGTTGAGTTTTTACTTAGTTGTTGTTGTTTAGAAGCAAATCTCCATCTACATTTAGTTAGTAGATCCTCTAGTGTTGTTTCATATAATTGATTTGCCACAATAGATTCTGTAATGTTTTGTGAAAAACTAGAAATAGTATTCGCACCGACTAACACTAAAGCTTTATTACATATATCAAATTTACTATTAGCCATTTTAATCCTTTAGTTTGAGGGGAGATTTCTCCCCCCTCGGTTATGGTTTACGTACCATTTGTTGTGGTTACAGTAGCCGCACCAGTTGCACTTGTTACAACTACTAAGTCTACTGTTTGCGTGCCACCAGTTGCACCAACAGCGATAATAATATCATACTGTTTTAGCTCTGCTGTGGCATTGTTGAAGTACCCAGAACCTACGATTGTACTAACTGCATCAGTAGAATCATAGAAGAAGATACCTTTTGCACCACCAGCCACTTTTAATAAGCTACTTGCTGAATAAGCCATGTTATATCTCCTTTCTTATTCTGTTATCTGGCACTCAATCGCACCATTGTTATCAATCATAACAGCCCCTAAAGACATATATGATGTGATAAGGTTACTAACTTTCTCAGGTATATAGTTTACTTCTGTTCTAATATCTGAACCCATAGCAAGTCCAACAGATGATTTATGATAAGCATGACAATCACGAGTTGTACTTGAAATAGATAGACCAGAATGTGTAAACCACATAAACCCAAGCCATCTCTTTGCAGTTAATCCACCAGCGTAAGGTAGATCACCTTCTCCAACATACTCTGAACGTGAGAATTGGTCGATTTGTAGAAGGTCTGCCCAACCAGCTGGAGATACAACAAAGTATCTTTGTCCATCATCTGGAACATCCCCTTCACCAAATGCTTCATAAACAGTCAAAGCTTTAGCTAGAGTTAAAGCTGCAGATCCGTGAACAACGTTATTGCTGTTCGATCCTGCATCGAGGACATCAATGATAAGTTGGTCTGTCTTTCTACCAAGTGCGGCAGAAGCTGACATAGCCAATACTTGTCTTTCATCAATGTTTGTTTTCAGTTCATCTAGTCTGTCGACATAGTCGGCGGCATAGAAATCTGAAAGTGTAACGTCTACAGTTGAATGGCTTACATCCATTGTAGGTACTTGTGCATGTCTTGATTTAGACACAGCACTACCTGTACCAACTTTTTGGAAACGAGCCTGATTACCTGTAACGTTATTAATCTGCCTAACAGTATTGCGAAGTTTTGAACCCATACGTTGATAAGCCATGTGAACTTCAGCTTCAAACTGTTTAATAAAGGCAGTACTAATAGATGTACTCATAATACACTCCTTTTATAGTTAAGTTAAAATTAAACAGTTATCCAATTTAGATTAGCTTGGTTGTCCATGATGGGCCGATTTCATCTAATATGGGCTGTGTACCATATTTGGTTACATTATGTAACCTCTTATAGAAATACATTATTTTTACATTCTTAACAAGTTTATTTTGTTCGCTGAATATAAAACCTTGCCACTTTAACCATTTTATAGATATTTTATTCTCTGCAATAATGTAATTAAACAGATAATCATAATCTTCTTCCATGTAATGAAGCCAATTTTTATTGCATTTTAAAAAGAATTTATAATGTTTTTCTAGCAGATCGCTAGTAAGAAACCAGATTCTCCCATGTTTTGGGTTACGTACTGTGGGCATAACACCAAATATACCAACAACTTCTTTATCTTCTGTGAAGATACTGTATGTGTGCTTTATTAACTTTTTACTTCTGAAGGGAATGAGTAATGCACTAAGAGGATCGTGTCCCCATAATGCAATCTCATATCTATCAAGCTGTCGTATATTTGGTGCTAATCTGTAACAATCCTCTGGTGTTGTTTTTTCTACAAATAAACTTATCGGTATAGCCTAGCAAAAGCTTCGTCTACCTTTTTCACATAGTTCATGTCTCTATCCTTTGGATCGTAGTATCTTTTATCTTTCATCATAGATCGAACATCATCATGTGTAAGTGGTCGTTCTGGTTGAGCAACTTGATTAGGTCTTGATAAAGATGACTTAGTAGTTTCCATCATTCTTTCTAATGCTTCAATACCTTCAACAGTTGCACCTAATGTACCAGCAACAGCTTCATATTCTTCTGCCGAAAAGAAAGCAGATGCCCAGCTATTAACTGCATCTAAACGTGCATCAGCATTTTCACCAAGCTTTTGTTTTTCTGCTTCAATGTCTGGCATAGTATCATTATAACTATCAATATATTTGTTTATACCTTCTTCAAAGATTTCTTGTGTGTAGGCATTTTCATTACAAAACTCTCTCCACCATTCAGTCATACTGTTAGCTTCTAACATTTCTTCTGTAATGTTTTCTGGTAACTTAGGTAGTTCATAGCTTTCTGGTTTTTCACTTTCTGCTTCTTCTGAAAGTTCATTGATGATAACATCACGTAGTTCATCTTTCTTCCCACCTACATACTTTTCAAGATTGCTATATGATTTACCAAACTCTTCCATATTTACTTGACCAGTATCTGTGTTCCAAAACTTCTCTGGTATAAACTCTGGTCGAGCTTCTGGTTCTGTAGTTGTTGGTGCAGAATCTTCTGTCTGTGTTTCTTCAGTTTGATTTTCTACTGTTTCATTCTCGTTCATTCTTTTTATCCTTTACTATTTGTTGGCTCTTCCCTTTGTTGATTCTTCTTTGAATTAAACCTACTATATATCTTTGCCCTTCTAAATGCTGTAAATGGCTAGGTTCTACATTAGGTCCAGCTACAGCTTCCAATGTTATTGAACGTAGATATTTTAATACTTCTATACCAGTTGGTGCAGTAAAAGCAATAGAAAACGAATCATTAATCTTCTGCTCATCCTCTGCACTTCGTTCATAATTGTCTAATCCAACTAATTTGTTTGGTGTCTTATCCATCTATATGATACTCCTCTTTTAATATTTTGTTTAAAAACCAAATCGCTTTCTTAATATCTTCTGCCCCATTTTTCTGTCTATGCCTAGTGATATACTTTATCGCAGAACCATCTGGATATGCTAAGTCTTTAACGTAGTCATATGTTTCTAAAGTTTTACCACAAGAACATTTACCAGCCTGATAGTAAGCTGGATTGATCTTGTCTATCATACTATCTCCTTTATCCAATCCCCATTATTATTTAACACCATAGGAAGCAATCTTGGAACACCATTTAGTATCACTCCACAACCTAATACAAATCGAGTATTAAAGTTTCTTGCATAACTAAATGCCATAGACTTCTGATTTATTAAACATCCTACATTCATTCCCCAATATAGATCATCTGGATTCGCCCAATATTTAATATTGAACTGTGTATGATAATGTCCTTGAACACAATTCATACCCATTGTTTGAGAAACCTTTAATACATCAGCTGATTTACCATGAGTAAAATGGCAACGTTTCCCATTACTAAGTTTTAATGTAATATCATCTACCCACTTCCATTTCTTTGTACCAAGAAAATCTCCATAAGGTCTAAGAAACTGTGCTGACATACCATACTTAATAGCTCTTCTATATACTAATGAACTATGATTACTGTGTACCTCTGTTACATCAGGAAATATAGATTCTAATTCCTTAATATAAGATTTAGATAATGACAACTTATCACCAGCAGAAGGTAAGTCTGGGTTAGTTTCTTGCATAGAGATAGCATGGAAGTCTAACAGATCTCCTATATTAATAACAGTATCTGGTTTAAATTGTTTCTTTACTTCCTTTAAAAAGTCAAAAGAATCTTTATGATGGTATGGAATATGTAAGTCTGAAATGACTAATACTGATTGATGCATGTGATCCTCCTATCTTTGCATACCTAGGTCTGCTCTGGTGGAGGTCCTTCCATTGGTGGCTGTTGTTGCATCTGTTGCAACTGCATAGCAGCTTGTTGCATTTCTTCCTCCGAACGTATTAGTTCTTCTGGAACACCAAGTTTCTTAGCTATGAATTTAGCAACCTCATCTTGTTTCACTAATATATTCAATAGCTCTGGACCTACCCTCATTTGAATCATACCTAGAAATCTGTCAATCGTTGCAACATCTTGTTGATGCTGTGCCTGTGCAAGAGGTGAAGATGAACGTATCTTAATCTCTCTGCCATTGACAACAGGTATTTTTATCCTACCTTGTTTCTTCAAGATATAGATAACTCTTTGCAAAACTGGATTAACCAGTTCAGCTTGTAATCTTCCGAAAGCGGCACCAATCTGTCTGGATAGATCTGCCATTCTTTCTGCAATCTCTGTTGCAGTCATAGGTGTTTTTTCATTAGGTGTACCTAACATATCATTATACAAAGCTTTCTTTATATTTGTTCTCATATCTCTTAACACTAGATCAGATACATTAAAGTTACCAGCTGGTGCTATTGGCTGTAGTCCAGCAGAGCCAGATGCTTTTGGTATTATCGTTCCGGGAATCAATGCAATATTATCTACATTAATTACACCATCATCTTCTACTTGATACATACCAGAGATAGACATCTGTGCATTTTCAAGTATTAATTCGATTACTAAATTTGCTGTTTTAATTGCTGGTAATGCTAGTTGTAATGGACCACGACCATAAACTTCTCCAGCAACCTTAGACCATCTATACACAACGTATGGATTTGATCCTAATCCTGTAAATGTTTCTTCATGTATTTTATGTTCATATGCTGTAGCAATTACACAATACACATGCTCTTCTTCTTTCTTGTTGTTGTGATTACGATACACAACTTCTAATATATCACAATCATTCTCTGCACCTTTTTCCATATCCATTGTCATCTTATCAGACATAGTTCCATTCGGATAAGCATGTATTAAATCTTTCATTTTAATTTTTCTCATACGATATACATGATCTATATCATCATTAAACCCAGCATCTAATACAACTTGTGGTAATGGGATTGCTTTAAATCTGATCGGATGTACTGCATCACCTTCTTCAATAAGCAATACACCTGTGCCAACTGCACAATCTAAAAATGTTTCGTGTACTTCTTGGGAAAAATTAGAATTTTGTAATATCTCAAATACATATTCAGTAACCTCATCAAGCATAAGGTTTACATCTTTTTGTTCTTCTTGTGGAACTTCTGTACCAGCAACAAGGTCAGCCCATCTTGCATAGTTAGGAACTATACCAGCCTGTAATCGACTGGCAAATTCTTGCACACCTACTACAGCAGTTTCATCAAAGATTCTATCTGCTCTTCTTCTGCCAATAGATTCTGTGTAAAAACTTTCTCTCTGTGGTAGTGAAAATTCATAGCACTCTTCGAAGGTAGGCATCCATAAGTCTTTAATACTTTGTGCATTTTTATAACGTGTAATTAATTTTCTAACATCATTATCAGAATAACTTTCCGTTGCCTGTGGCTTAACATCAATTACCATTACACACCTAGAGTATCTTTAGTCATTAAATTACCAGCTACCTGAAATCCTTGTCCACCTTTTTTACCAGCTAATAAAGATCGTTTTCCTTGTTTGCCAGAGTATGCCGCTAATCTCATTTCAAATGTTTTTTGTTTATCTTCTGTAATTTGTCTTTGCTGATCTTCTCTCATTCTTTTTCTTTGAGCAAGAACACTAGCATCTTGTGGAAGAGGTGCTGGTGGTTTAGGTTTTGGCATTAAGCTACCGACACACATTATCTCATCCTTTCTATTATTGATCTAGGTTTTACATTAAAGACATCAAACTTACGTCTTGCTACTACAGGTTTACTTGTTTTTTGTCCTATTGTCAATGCTCTACCTTCTCCAGCACCTAGAAGTAAGTACTGAAAGGCATCATGTATATGTGAAAATCTATTCTTATTTGGTCTATCATCATATCTTTCTCCAGAAACCTGCATCCTTTTATAGTGATAACCACCATCAAAACCTTTGATTAAGTTGACACATTTAGGATCTATAATCATTCCACTCTCTCCATCTGTCATTCTGTTTAATACAGTTGATACAGATTCTAATCTTAGCAATACATCATTAGATGGTGCTGGTCTTGCATTTAATCCTCGACCTCTTAGTATCTGGAATGGTGTTGATTCATCTGTTTGTACTCTTTGATCTCCAGCTGGATCACCAAATATAATAAACTCTCTTGGTAAATATTGTGCCATATGTTGTTTCATTAGTTCTGAAAATCTAACTATCCCCATATCCTCTGCTACCAATTCATCAAATACAATCCATCTTCCTCTAAGTCTTTGTGCAAATACACAGGCTGGTGTCAATCCAAAGTCTAATCCAACAAATACAGGGACACCATCTGCAATAGCAAGATCACCTTTAGCAACATGTGTCTTATGCACAAATGATTCATATACAGGTTTACCATCTGATATTTGTCCCAGCTTATTTAATACATAGACATCTATCCATGATTTTGTTTTACCACGTATTATATTCCTGTAATAATCAGCTGTAAGATTTTTACCATTCTCCATTATTGGATTCTTTTCATAATCTTCTATTTCATTATTCTTGTCTTTAAGTTCTAGCATAGCTGGTGGTTGAGAATAGAAAGACCAGTTATCTGGTTTTACCAACATCTTAGCTTCTTGTTTTGATATGTGGTCTGGGAGTACTGTATCTCCTGACATAATGGGCCACCAATGTTCTGTATCTGGTGAGTTGGTATCACAAATAACACCATACCAACTTGGTCCACCATCTCTCATAGAAGGGTATCGACCTACTCTCATAGAACAAGCATCAACAATAGACTTAGGTATTTCTCTTGCTTCATTAATCCATACACCAGTTAGTTCTAAAGATAAGAGTTTCTTTACATCTTCTGGTCTATCGAGTGCAAGAAATATAACCTCGCAATCTAAATCACCTTTCTGTATATGATGTGTAAATGGAACAGACCAATGGAAGTTTCCCCATTCATCTTCTGGAAACCAGTCTAACCATGTTTTGATTGTTGTTGTTTTTAACTGTGGGTTTGTATTTCGTATAACTGCCCAACGAGATTTTTTGATTCCATCTTCATTAGGTTTCTGTAGTAAGGCTCTTCGTAGTACTTCGATACAACAAGCAACAGACTTGCCACTTCCTACTGGTCCTCTTAATCCTCTTAGAAAACTATCATCCTTCATAAAAAGTTTAATAGTTTCTCCATCTGGTTTATAATCTAGTGATGCCATAATCAACTGCTAACTTAATTAATTTTTCTCGAGCTGGTTCAGATAGTGATTCTATGATCTTATCAGCTTCGTAATCATTAATATGTGATTCTGGATAATGTTTCATATGCTGTGATTTAACAACAGTTCGTAAAGCCATTAAATCTTTTAGCATAACTGTTTTATATATGTTACTCATTCATCTTATCCAGTAATAATGCATTAGCCATCATAATGGCATCCTCTTCACTATGTCCTTTAATTTTTTTATACTCAACATAGTCATCTATCTTTTTTTGTTTTTCTTGCTTTAGCTGTTTGTCATAATTTTCCATCATAACATCTGCTCTTTGTTGCATCTTTTCTAGTTTGGTAAGTTCTTTAGGCTTAATTTGTTGTGGTCTTTTGGTAGGTTTCTTCGCCATATTCTGCAATCTCCTCGGCTTTTAATAACATTTCTAAACAGGCAATCATTTCATTCTTTTCAGTAATTACTTGGTTTAATAGTTTATTCGTATCTATTAATACTGCAACTTCTTTTTCAAGTTGTTCTATAGTTGCCATACTACGCCTTTCTATATTTACGAACCTTACGTGCAATTGATTTAGGTTGCTTACTAACTTGTTTACCTTTAGCTGTATCAGCTCTTTTCTTAGCTGTAGTCTTTGCATATTCTTTAGAAGATAATTTTTTAATAGCTTTAGCTGGGAGATACCTTTCTCCAGTTACACTAGACTTCTTGCCAGATTTTGTTTTCCAATCTTGTTTAGACCATTTAGCTAATGAATTACTTTTTTTCTTAGCACCACTATATCCACCACCAGCTTTCTTATAGGCTTTAACTGCCGCTTGTGCTTTACGACCAGACCATTGTCCAGCTCTAGTACCATGTGATGCTTGTGATTTTATACGAGAAACAATACGTTTCCAAAGTGCTGGTTTTGTTTTTGTTGCTGTTGCCATTAACCTACACCCATTAAAGTATTTAACAAACCTCGACCATCATTAATTTTAAGTTTTTTCTTATTAAACTTATTTAACTTGCCATCATAACTTATTTTATCTGCTTTAACAAGATAACCAGTATTTTTACCTTTGCCTATTAATCCATAAACACCACTAGCACTAATTTTATCAGATTTTAAAGACACCTCTCCAGATTTAACAGCAAATGCTACATTATCTTTCTTAAAATTATCAAGAGATAAATTGCTTTTACCAATAATATTTGGTGATTTAGATATTTTTTTTACTGCCTGTTCATACTCTACACCTCGAACTGTTCTTAATGTTTTGTTTTTTGGAGAGGAAGCACCAGACATTTTATCTAGTCTTGCTATATTTTTAAGTTTGTATGCTCTAAGAGTTAGGGGAGTAAATTTAACTTTGTAACTACCAACAGCTTTGCCACCTACATATTTTTTACGATACACTAAAGGCTTATAACCTACTCGATTATACTTGGCTCTTCTTTTTGCAATCTCTGCTCTCCTTGACATAAGAACACCTAATTAAAAATCGTAAGTTTTCTTTAAACCAATGTAACCTTTTTTAACAACAGGTTGCACAGGTAGATTTTTATAAGCTTTGTAAACAGCTTCAGCATTATTGGTAATAGTTTCTAATGATGGATCAAATACATACCCATAATTATTTTTTTTCTTGGGTGCTGGTACTATATTAAAGTTAGGTTTATCTTTCGGAATAGAAAAATTTTCTAAGTTTTTAGGTTTTGACTTTGGGTATTTAGCCATTTTATTTACCTCTAACCATATCTATGATCTTTCCTACTAATCCGTATTTCCTTATATGTTCTTTATAATGTTGGGCTTGTTCTTTTACTTTGCCAGCTTTACCTAGTTCGTAAAATTTCATAGCAGAAAGATCTTCATCTGTGTACTTTGCTCTCACTTCCTTTTCTAACATCAGAGATTTTCTTACTTGCGTAGCTTTGTAACTATCTTTTGGTTTACTATTTGCCATGTTATTTCTTCTTTGCTTTAGAAGCCATTATCTTTTTTTGTAGAGCTGGTGGTAAAGTCTTTTGTTTCTTGGTCATGCCACCACTTGATTTAGATTTTGATTTCATTGGTTTTCCATATGCCATATTATTTTCCTTTCTTCTTTTTCATAATCATAGTTTTTGTTTTTGCTGGTAGATCCTTGAAATGAAACACAGGCTTACTAGCAGAAGAATGTGTTGCACCAGTATGAATTGCTCCTCCTGACATCTTGTGTGTCTTTCCAGTATAGAGCATACCACTCTTTGTATAATGTGCTGTCGCTTTCGCCATGTGTATTCATCCTTT